GCAGTATGCGACATCACCGAACTGTAGAAACCCCCCTGAATATTCTGAGCCTGCCGTGCAAAAGCTTCTCGCTGGGCATTATTACCCAGCCCTGCGGAGATTTGCCCCATCTGATCCTTTAGTTGATCTGCGTATTCATCCGCCAGAGGTTTACCTGACGGTCTGTTAAGCGCGGCTTCTCCTGTCAGTTTGGAATATCCGTTATCCCCGAAGGTTAGTTGCAAGGCGTGCTCACGGGCTTTATTTACGGCGTCATCCACGCGTAACTGGTTAGCCTGCTCCTGGATATCTGTAGCGATCCCCAGAGCGGTATCCCCCGCCTGCATAGCCGCGGCCCCTACCTGCTGCGCTTGCTGGGCTGCAAAATTGGTGGGGGCAGGTGCTGAAAAACTGCCGGGATTCGCGGCCTGTAGGTTTGTCGTCAAATTGTCATAGGTTGGTACTTGAGGCATGTTGCGTACTCCTTAGAAAACCGAAGACAGCCAGTCGCTGTTAGTATTGGATGCCAAAACAGAGGTAGAGTTGCTGGACCCAAAAACCCCAGCACGCGAAGCCTGGTACCATTTTCCCGCGACATTGGAAGCGGAGGTAAGCAAGCTGGTGGCTGTACTCAAAGGGGCACTGATAGATCCCGCGGATGCCGAGGCCATCTTTGCCTGGATAAGCGAATTTGTTTCCTGTGTCTTGTATCCGAAAGCCGCCATCACCGCGTTTGCCTTGATGTTGTTCTGGTCTATCTTGCCCATAACGTCCGTTGTTGTCAGCACGTTAAGCGGCGACCCTTCACTTAAATCCAGACCATTTGCGGCCATGGCGGTAGTCTGTTTACTTTTCAGCTGCGCCGTTTGGATCATGGATTTTTCTTCGGCTTGCTGCCCCGCAGTTACTGCCGATTTATAACCGAGCTCTGCTTGCTGCGCATTGAGCTCCGCCATGCTTGATGAAAATTCATAAGCATTTTTCTGCGACAAAGCGGAAACCGTACTTCCTACGGCGGAAGCCAAACCCCCCGCCACCTGCGCCCCGACAGCCGTTTGTGATAGGCCGGAAGCCGCTGCAATCGATGATATTCCCATACTTTCGCCCCATATGTTTTACGGATCCAGTATAAAGCGGTGGGACCATCTTAGGTACACCACCGCTTTCCTTACGCGCCTATCGCTACCTCGGCGGTTATTGCTACCACTTTAAGAGGCAGTGGATCGGTTTGCTGTATGTAAATCTGACCGGAATCGTTCCACCGGCCACCGGGTCGGATGTATATTTCTTCTGATTTCAGATTAGGTGGCGATCCGTAGACTTCGGTGCTTCTCGGTTTGGCTTCCACCAAATCGTCAAGAGATGGCCCTGCCCATAGTCCACTGGATTGGTAAACTCTGATCCAAAGCTGGTTAACGTCTTTATAGCGGCCCTGCCCCATGCCACCATCTACCTGCTGCGCTAGCGGTAGCGTCGCAATAGTAGCGGTAATGGGTAAGCCTACCGTAACCTTGCTTGCGGCTACCGGTAACGTGATCCCGCCGCTTACGACTGTTTGTTGCGGTAGCACCGCGCCATCCGCCAGAATGTTTACCGTTTCCCCTGTCAGGTGGTCTAAACCACTTATCGAGGTCGTGGCGGTTCCTTCGTACGTAAGGCCAGAATCGACAAAAAATGCGTCTGCGCGATCTGCGAAAAGAACGGTGCTCATGCGCTCGATATACCGGACAGTTGCCCCATTCACCGTACGCTTGACCACTACATAGATCCGGTCCTCGGTATCCCCATCCGCGATACAGCACACCGATTCAAAGGATCCATTTATTGTATCGTGCCGGTGCCAGGCCCCAATCTGTTGTTCAGGCACGTACGTGAGCCCAAGTAGCTGACCGTTGGATGATACCCACCAGCAAATCGGATATGGTGATTTCTGGTAGGCGCAATCCGTCACATCGAGGCCATCAAACAAATGCGGGGCACGTAGGGAGATATCCCCGGTCACGTAACCCCCGGCGTAATAGTTATAGGCCAGTTCGCGAACGTGACCGCCCCTTGCCGCTACGAATAACAGATTGTTGTTCACCACCAGCGGCTGCGTATTGTTGGCCCCGACATACGATTGCGGGCGCACACTCGGGTTGCTTGGTGTAAGCGCTCCGGAATCGGTGGACGAAATCCGCAGTTCAGTGGCGCTAGTAAGTGCTACGAGGTTTGTCAGAGGTACGATGTGCAAAATACGGCTGGCCTCCCTAACTGCAATCCGAAAGCGAATAGAATCCTCATCCCGAGTTGGCAGGGAATAGGACATGTTACTTTCGGTACCGCTTCGGGTAAGCCATACGTTTTGTGGTTTGTTTTCCGTGCCCGCAAAAACACGGCGTTGTTCGAAGTAACCCACCGCGCTTGGGTAGTTGTCCGCACTGCTGAATGGATCGTCTTGCTCCGGGGGTGTTTGCGTCAGATCGGGCGTTATGTTGTCATCGATAAAGGATACGTCCGCAGTCTGCCCGACGTAGCCGTAAAGCCCTTCATACTTGCGGTATATGTTGTATCGATATGCCCCCGAAACAGCTGTCCAACCAACGGTATTATAGGAATCTGTCAGCAGTAAATCCCCTGTGCAGCTTGCGGCGGAAGAGGCTATAGATTCATTAAGGCCGGTAGAATCGACATTGGTGACGACATAACTGTAAACGGTATTGCTGCTGGTTCCTGAACCCACTGTTGCGGTTGCTGTTACTCCCGTGGGCGCTGCCAAATCGGGAACAAAATCAATATCAACCAATCGCCAATCCAATGCCCCATAGCGTCGCAGCTCGCGCGGGGGATAGGATGGGTGAACTAGCGTCATCACGTCCGCCGATTGTACGTAATGGACGTCGAATAAATCGGCCTCTGCGTAATCGCTGGTTATTTCATAAGGCACACCGCTGTTCATCACGGTGGCCCCCGCGGTATGGAATCGGAAGTATCCCGCTCCGAACTCGATTGCAAAGGTCTGGGTGGTAGAGTAAACAAAAGGGATCAAACGCACGGCCTTGCTGGAATCCTTCACCGCCCGTACGAACTCGAATCCTGGTCTGTTTGCCGCGGGGCCGTGGGGAAGCGCCATGAAGTTAAGCAGGGTCGCTGCCCCCGTCGAATATTTCTGGTCGGTAACCTGCCCGAAGAATTCTGGTGTAAGTTCCCCGCCGTTGAAACTGTGCTGGAGAGATCGGATATTTGCCATGGGTTATCCTCTCGCGTTTATCCAGGGGGCTTGCGATGTGTTCGGGATCTTGCGCTGGTTGGCATCTGCGTTTTTCGCTTGCGCAAGAAAAGCATTCATCATCTGCGCGCAATACTGCGCCTGCTTCATACCTACGTCCCCTTTATAGATAGGCCCCGCCAGCATAGACGCCAGATGCCATGCCAGAGTATTCACGAACAGGGGAGAGAAGCGAGCGGTATCCGTTACCCGGATCGTATACTTCGCATAAGCACTTGCTTGATTCGTGAAGATAATAGGGGTCCCATTGTCATCTGATTCGCAAATGAAGTCCTGCTGAGGCGGATCGAAAGGTACGCCATTATCCAATCCATATTCCCGCTGCATATTCGCTGAGAATATAGAAAAAACGCGTAAAGCGCTGGAGGGCCGTGCGTATGCATAATCCCATCCGATAGGCGTTATTGATAGCTGGGCGAGTTGTGCGCGACGTGTGGCAAAGTTCCAGCAATGCGCCTCCAGCAAAGTATCGCGGGCTATTGGATAGAAGCGAGCGCAATGCTCGGCCTCGGTGGAGCCTTCGGGGGGATCGATGGATGCAACGTTGGCCCTGTCCCCGAGGTATGCCAGAGCCATATTGCAAATCTCAACAGCGGAAGCCATGGTAAATTCTCCCTACAAAAAAGGGGGCTCGAAGCCCCCAAACCTAGCACTGACTAACACCATCAAAGGAGCTACGCGAGATCGGTTGTGGTTTCCGCAGTAACCGTTTCTGTTTCAGTCTCAACCCCGGAGGCCTTTACCGCAGCCTTTGCCGCTTTATCCTGCGGCACCATGACTTTTGACGGTACCCCATCGAAATCAATGATGGTACCCGGCTCTACCAGATGGTCGGTGATAAACGAGAGTTTAGTAACCAGATATTTAGCCATTTAATCCACCTGTTAAACAGAGAAGCCAGACGCATAGAACTTGCGGCCGTCTTGCAGATCCAGAATCAGATAGGCTGTTACCGCGCCCGCCGTACCTGTGCCCGTTACTACGTATCGAGCAGCCAGATAGCGGAACCCTGTAGAGCCGATTTGCGGATTCAGTTCCACAGCAAGCTGTTTGCCCAGCGTCAGGCTGGCTAACAGGATCGCCCCGGAGGAACCCAGAACCGTATAAGTGCCCATCGCTGGGTCAGAAGACCCAACCACCTGAAATTCTACACTGGTAAGGCCGGTAAACGCGGTCGTTACGTTAAACAGCATTTGCAGCTGCTGACCTTCACCGGCATCCAGCACACCGCCGAAGTCGATAACATCGGTCGAAATAGCGGTGGCAGTAAATGCCTGCGCGTTAGATACGCGCAATAATCCGTCGAGAATCATCAAAGGCCCCCTTATGATACCAGTGATTCGGTGTTTAACAACGCATCGCATTTACGCAATGGGATGCCGAGGAATGACAGCCAGCTTTTTGAATTACCGAACTGATCCAGTGCTGTCTGGATAGCAAGCGCGTTTTGTGATTTATCCAGCGCATAGTTCTTCATCCCGGTAAATACTGAACGGTTCATATAGAATGCCGCTTTACCGGCATTGAAGTTCGGGATCAAATCCATCGCTTGTGACATCAGTTTCATCACGGCTGTGGATGAAGTGGTGGCCTGCGTACCAGTAACGCCTTTCAGATCGGATACGTCAATGTTGCAGATACGTACCGCATATCGCCAGTCTTTCACAACTAGACCCGTATCCCAATGATACAGAGTAGATTTAGCCTGGTAGCGGTTGCCGTCGGAATCCAGCACCGTTTGCTCACCCAGATCACGGTGTTCCAGCCCTGCGGTAGACCCTTTAGGGAAGGTATTGAATACCGTATTCTCACCCCATACTACCAACCAAATAGAGGTATTGTCGGAGCCAGAAGCACCGGCGCTCAGGATGTTCTGTGCATTACCGCCGGACAGCGAACTGTAGCGGGGAGCCAGCCCGAGGTACTGCGCGGGATCGGTTGCTGGATTACCGTAAAACATGGTAGTTGCCTGTTTCTGGTTCATGGATTCCAGAAACGCCATGTCTTCGGACATGCGCACTTGCGCTTCATCACCGTTCAATTTCAGAATGGCGATATCGGTATCAGAGCGCGCTTCCATCATGCCGCATGCTTCATCCACTTGCGCGGTGCGTGATTTGCTGGAAGGAACCCCTTTATTCAGCGTACGCCAGTACACTGTTGGTAAACCGGTACGGATGACAACCCGGTGACCTGTTGGCAAGTTACCTTCGACAAAAAGGGCATCGTCCAGAATTTCGTTGGTCTGAGATAACAGCTCCGCGATCACTGGAATTTTGCCTTCTTTATCGACTCGTTTCGCCCAGTCCGCTAAGGTCAGAGCATTGGCGCTTGATAAAGTAGCCATAGACTAATTTTCCCCTGTTTACTTTGTTGGATATAGCGTGGCCGCCGCGGTAGCACCGTTGTGGCCGTCGCCTTTGCCTTGCTTACCAGTGACCACCGAATCTTCGCTGAGGGTTTTCCCCACGTTGTAGAAAAAGCGGATCACGTCCGGATTATTTCCCAGCTTGGATGTACCCAGCAATTGCCTGAGTTCCGGCGAGCCGTAGGCATCCAGCGCTTTTTTAGCGGTAGCCAAACTGGTTTGCAGTTTGTCTCCGCCGATGTCTTTATCTGATTTAACCTGATCGACCCATTGATTGCTCAGTGTTTCCAGCGCCGCGGTTTGTTGCGCGGCCAGTTTAGGAGCAATCTTGTCGATGATCTTTTGCGCGGCATCCTGTGGCAGGTTCAGTTCGCGCGCTACGTCCGCGAAATCCGCAATAACGGTGGCATCGAGCGCCGCGCCTTCCGGGGCTTTGAACTCGTATTTCTCAGGCGCACCTTCTATCGGTTTCGCGGGGTCTTCTGCTGGTTTTTCGGGATCCGCTGCCGGAGCATCGTCATTCAGCAAATCAGGACTGGCGGGTATCGCCTGCGCTGTTTGTGCTTCCACCGCGGATTGCTCCGCCGTTAAAACAGTATCGGTTGCCGGAACGTCAGAAACCGCCGCTGTTTGTGCTGTCGCTGCGGTTTCGGTCGCTGCTGTTACTTCTGCCATTTGATGCCTCTCTAATCATCGTCGGGTAAAGTTCGGGACAAACTGCATGGATCATCTGTAGAGTGACCAGTCCTTCGTTACGACGCCCCTCATTAAAAGACATCGAGAGCGCATTCGTATTAAACGAGGTCCGAAACACACCAGCGCGGTCCAGCAGTCGCCATACAATACGACGGCCCCGTTCGCTACTCATTAGCCATTTGAGATCTGCAAGCTCGTTCAGCCGTGCGCGTTCCTCGCTTAATTTCTGCGTTTCCTGCGCTTCGGCTTGGCCTTGTAAATCCAAAGGGTCATGTTCTTTCATGCAATTATGATAATCCATGTTTTCGGCGTCAGGTACACACCGTTTTTAGTTCACAACTATGAAGCTGAATTTAGTTGCTGCGGTTGCCGCCGCATTGCCTGTAACCGTAAATGAACCGGCTGCCGGAACAGCGGACTTGATGTAAAGCAACGTAGTGTCGGAACCCTCCAACTGTGTAAATACCTTACTGGTAGCCGTAACCAGCGAATTGGTGATCACGCACGTAGTTGCGGCGGCTGCAAACGCTGCGCGGCCTGTTGGGCTGTTATTCGTCGCGTTACCCGCTGTTCCCGAACTATCCGTATATGTCGCCTGTAGGTTCGACGTCTTGACGATGCCTGGTGTGGTTGTACCGATAGACGGTGGCGCGGCCATGTAGTTAGAGAAGCCGACGCCCGATACCGTGCTGGACGCTGCCAACGTAGTAAAAGATCCCGAACTTCCGCTGATAGGGATACCGCTTAGTGACAAGCTGGCAGCGTTCGCCGCAGACAGTGCGGCCAGATAGTCCTTAGTACCTGTCGCATCATCCGCCCGAAATCCCGCAAAGGCCCCTGTTGATTCGTCAAACAAACCCCATACTGGTTTTAATTTGTAAGTAGCCATCTATCCCCCTTTTTACTGGTATTAGTATTCCGTGCTAAAGACCCGTACAAAGCTATTCACCTGTCGTGATATTCCCACTACTATCAACCGTCAAACCAAGAGCTTTCATTGC